TATTACAGGAGAAGAGAGCTTATTTTCTTCTATGATTCATGGAGCAATGGAAGCAGGTACTGTTATTGCTAGAATAATCAAGGCTGCTATCTGGGATGCTGCTGCACCAGAATGGTTAACAAATAAGATGGGTGGAAGTCAGATGGAGCAGCTTATACAGGAATTCAAGTACAAAGAAGAAGTAAAGCAGCAAGAAATCTCTCTAAAGAAGGCTAAAGAAAGACAGGCCAAAAAAGATTATGCTGATGAACCATTTAAGCAAGCATCTGAAGCTGCTAAGGCTAGAGAAAAGGCTCCAGTAACAAACAACACTTATAATATTAAGGTAGTAACTGATGATCCAAAGACAGCAGGAGATTCAGTGGAAGCAAAGGTAAGAACAGCAGGATTGGCAGCAGGAAAGTTGGATAAAAAGAGCTAATGCTACTCAAGGACATAGGATTATAGGATAATAGAAAGAGGAGACAGACATGGCAAAATCACAAATATGGCCCTTTGAATCACAGACAATATCTATTCTAGATGGTGAGGGTGTTGTTCCTATTGGAGATTCAGACAGTTGGACACCTAATCAAATAACCTCATGGGATCAAGTTATACTAGGAGACTTCATTCTCCCTGGAATATGTAGGATCAATGGTCTATCTAGAAATAGAAAGTATCAGATAGTTAAAAACAAAGAGACACACTATGGTGAGGTGAAGGATTTGAACTTAGAATTAGCCACCTTTTCAATTGAGAATACAATTATAGAAAGCCAGGATCTAGATACACTAGTCAAGGCCATACAATTCTTTGAGTCTAAGTTAGGTGTATCTAATTCTGTGCCAGCCAACACTAATACTTATAAAATAGATCCTGTTACTGGCCTTCCTGTAAATACTAAGAATGGTGTTGTTACTGGAACTATGGGCTCTGTCAGTATAGTTAATCCTCTTCTAAGAATTAGAGATATCTCATCTGTCTTTATAACTGGTATTGAGGGGCCTGTTCCTTATAGAGTTGGTAAGCTTGTTACTACATTTAAGTGTATTGAGGTCAGAAAGCCAATTCAAAGTACATCTAAGAGTGTTAAGCCTAAGTCTTCAGTAGCTAAGGGTGATATATTTGATGATCTAAGAACACCAGAGCCATCTAAGGATGCAGCAGTTTTGGCCCCTTAATAATCTTCTATCTATATTATCTATATTTATTATTATCTATATATGTATAGTACATATACTCTAAGAAAATAAAGAGCTAGATACTATAAGGGCCATCAATCTTTTGTGGCCCTTTTTCTTTTCTTAGTTATGTAAAACAGTTGCTAAGACTGTATCCTTCAGGCTATTTATTATATTGCAGTATACCTTATTTATTTAATATGATCTTCTTGTAATCTTCACAGTCTTTTATAGCATCCTCATGGGACTGCTTACAGTTATTAGATTCAGTATAACAAGCAATCAGACAGCTCTTATATGAATCATAGCATTTAAGAGAGGCAGTATCTGTATTAGGGTCCTGGCTATGGACAAATGATAGGGGTGTAACTAGAGAAGTACAATCAGTAATCATCTCTCTAGGAGTCATACCACAAGCACTGAGAAGAATAAGGAGGGGCAGTATTAGCTTTTTCATTTATGTATTATACCAATTTAAGGCTTAGGTTGAGAGCAGAATTTAAGCATGTCATTATAGGCCCAAGTACACTCCTCATTACCTGAACAAGCCTTTAAGCATGTATTAGCAGTCTTATTACACTTATCTATCCCTTCTGACCATTTGATACTGAGTATCTTCTGTGTTTGAACAGCTACATCTAAGCACTGCTTATAATTATTGCTGTTATCAGCACCACAAGCAGTAATAAGTAGAAATGGTAGGATCAATAGCTTTTTCATGACTCTATTATAGCACAGTACAATAGGTTGCCTATTAAGTCTTAATGAGTGTAAAGTATTTAGCAGGAGAAGAAACAGAATGGCATACCAATTCTTAACAAATCAAGCACCTGCTACAGGTGGACTAGCAATGTGGAATTTAATAAGTACTATGATCACTGCTGGTTGGACAAAGATCAAGGATAGTGATGGAACTACTTATTCTAGCTCAGGTACTCAAGTAACAGGTGGTAATAGTGGTACAAATGGACTAGATAATTCAAGAGCATGGGTAGTTTTACAATCTCCAGCAGGAGCAGGTGGTAGACAGATATGTATACAATGTACCTTCACCAATGGTGAGTATTGGAGATTAAAGTATTCTAAAACAGCAGGATTTTCAGGTGGATCACCAGATGCTACTACAGTACCAAGTGCAACAGATGAAGCTATTATATGGGGTGGTAATACTGATGCATCTCCAGGAACAGTACAATTTCTGCAAACAAATAATACATACTTTCAGCAAATCCTAGTTGATAATGCTGCTCCATATGGATTTGCTATGATCTGTTATCAGAAGATAACTGGTGTTTGCTGGACAAGTCTTATCATGGATCCTCTGTTAGCCAATACATACCCAGCAGGAGATCAAGATCCTATGGTAATCTATTGTTACTTCATCAGTGGAGATACACTAACCACAACCTATATCTCTAGTGAACCTGTTGGACCAACATGCTGGTTAAAATATGGATTAGGTGGAGCTACTTTCACTAGAACACCAGCTCTATTCTATACCAATATATCAGGTATACAGGTTGTTCCTGGTGCAATAGGACAAAATGCTATTACAGGAGAAGATGAATCCTTCCCAATACTTTATGGTAGAAGAGGTGCATTGTCAGCTCCTGTAGGTTATAAGGGAGTATCTAGTATGATGACTTGGAAGGGTAGTAATAGAGCTACTGGTGATACTTATAATACAAAGACTAGAGCAATCTTTGGTGATATCTCAATCCCTTGGGATGGAACCACAACTCCTAGCCTATAAGCTAGAGAAGGGAGAACAAGACAATGACAATACTAAGCCAAGTTAGAACAGATGTATTTGCAGAAACACCAGAGTTTGCAGAGAGAATGGCAAGAGTTTATATTCCAGGAACAGGACCAGTACCAAAAGCATGCCTAATTACAGTAGAAGATGGAAAGATTGTGGTTTATACACTTAATGCCAATGATTCAGCACTACCACTACTAAACAAGACTAAGATTCTAGAGAAGGTGTACTAATGGACTATACAATGACAGTTTATGTAACAGGAGCAATAGGAAAAGCAGTGGAAAAGACTGTAGGAAGTATTCCATCTAGACCAGTATTTACAATTGGAGGTGGTGGATCTAGTGGAGTTTCAATCAACTTAGTATCTCAGCTAAATACTGGGATGAGCAAGGGAGGTTAATTATGGTAATAGTAGGACAACAGGCAGAATTACCAGTTAGACTAGTAACAGCAGCAGGAGCTAATGCAACTGGTATTGTTGCAGCAGACATTCTTAATGGTGTAGCACAGTTTGTTAAATCAAATAACACTAAGAACAATATTACATTAAGTAATGGAAGTAATTGGCTAGAGATAGACTCAGTTCAATCACCAGGCTTATATCATATTATAATTCCATTTGGTGTTAATTCAGTAGTTGGACCAATACAATATACTATCTATCCTACTGCTGCTGCATTTACAGCATTTGTTGGTGCTGATTATGCAATGGATGCTCCTGCTAAAGAAGCTACATCCTTAGCAATAAAGGTTAAGACAGATACCTTACCAGCTTCTCCAGCTAATGAAGTAACTGTAGCTGCAATCAAAGCTAAGACTGATAATCTACCTGCAACTCCTGCAAGTCAGAGTGATGTAACAGGAGCTACTACAAGTATCAAGGGAGCACAAGATTTATCTATTAGTACAATAGCTGGAGGTACAGGCTTTGTTAGTGGTACAGATAATCTACATGCTATTAAACAGGCTATAGCTGGTGCAGGAAGTGATCCTTGGACCTCTGTACTATCTACTTATAATACACCTGGAACTATGGGATATTCTCTTAGAAGGGTATTACAAGCCTTGGTAGGTAAATCTAAGATAACTATTGATAGTGATAGGCTAGTTATATATGACCTAGATGGAGCTACTATTCTAGACCAATTCTATCTAAAAAATGAAAATGGCCAGCCTTCTATCTATAACATTAAGGAAAGGGCTCCTGTATAATGCAACAGTCTATTCTCTTACAATCAGGTATGGGTGGTTTAGGGGCCTCTTATGCTACTATTCAAGATCTTGTTAACCTTTCTCTACCTAGAGCAGGAACAGCAGGCTATATAGATAGTACACCTCTGACAGCCCCTTTTAATGTTAATACTAGAACCTTAAAGGTCCAGGTTACTATTGATGGTGTGCCTCAAGCTGAATATACACAGACCTTTAGTGCTAACTATGCTACTCTAGATTTATTGGTAGCTGCTATATCTATTCCAGGTCTTCAGGCTATAAATGCTGCTGGAAGGTTAAGATTACAAACCTTAAAGGTTGGTTATGATCAGGGACTGATAATTAACTGGGCTGGCACAGCTAACCAATTTATTGGATTCAATAGTACAGTAACTATACAGCAGTCCCAGTATGCTTATGGAAAATCCACCATTACATCTGATTTAAGTGAAGATGAGATGGCTTATGCCCTTGTAGCTGCATCTAGCACTGCTGATAGCTATCTACAAAGAAGATTCTCTCTTCCTTTGTCTACTTGGGACTTTGGTCTAGTTAAGGCTGTATGTGATATTGCAGCTTATACATTAATGTTTAGAAGAGGTTTTAGCCCTCAGAACACTAAGAACTATGATGTTAATTTCAAGGAGAATTATGAGAAGGCTATAAAGTGGCTAGAAGAGACAGGCAATAGAAAGAACCATCCTGTTATTAAGGGAGCTGTGAAACCTAATCCTACAGCAGCTATTAACTTTATAGATGATAGATATGGTTGGCAGAGAATTTCTGGACTATATTATGAGTAGAGTTCTATAGAAATAGAAAAAGGCCCAATTAAGGGCCTTTCTTTTTATTCTAGTTTATTTACTTAGGGTTTTTAACTGTAAGCTCAGCTAGAAAGGGATCAATATAAACACTAGGTACTGCTTGTCTTGCTCTCTTAAATTCCTCATTAGCCTTTGTTACCTCATTTAATAGGGCCTTTTTAATTGTCTTTAAGAAGAACCAGCCACTAGTCCAAATTGATACCCAAAATATTACTGAAATGATCATGTTAGCTATTAGTTGTTTGTTTTCCATATCTTTAATATATTACAAGAATTAAATTAAGACAAGAAATATTTTATATGTTTCTTAATTATATTTAAAGCAAGTAAAGTATTGGCTAGGAGAAAGACACAGATGGAACTAGATGCACTATTTAAACTAATAAAAGAAGCAGGTATCTGGGCAGGAATGTTTATATTTTGTGCTTGGTACTTTTTAAACAAATATTTACCAGATGAAAGGGCTGCTAGACAAAAAGAGAGAGAAGAGGAGAAACAGGCTAGATCTGAAATGACTGAGGCTTTTACAAAGAACCTAGATAGAGTTATTAGTCATACTGAAAAGACTCAGGATAAGATGTCAGATCAGTTTGTTACAGTTGTAGGTTCTCTAGTAGGTAAGATTGATGGTATTGATACAACTGTTAAGTCCTTAAAGACTGATATTCAGGGCCTAAGAGATACTGATGGAAGAATAGTTCTAGCACTAGAAGAGATTGTTAATAAGTCAACAAGAATACAGGAAGCAAAAGGAGCCTAATGATTGATACAGGATACCACTTTATATATAGATTACCAGGCACAAAAGACTTGGTTGTCATTAAGCATGATAAGTATAAGCTAGAGAGGATAAATGATAAGATTGAGGAGTTTGTTCTGTCTGATCTAGCTTATCCTAATCAAATAGCCTTTTTGGGCCTCTTAGAAAAGAGCCCCCATCTTATCCTGGATATTTATCTCTCCATGAACTCTGATAAATATGATGTGGCCCCTGAAAAGGTCCAGCATCCTTTGGATGATTATGTTGAAGAGCTATTTAAAGAGGATTCTAAGGAAGAGTCCATTATAGAAATAGAGAGTGACTATGAATAAGACCTTTATCTCAAATCTATCTATATCATATATATATTTATCTTATCCTATATGTATAGTACATAAGTATAGTAAGAAAATAGTAGTCACTTTAGATGGACCCACTAAGGGTTTTATAGAGGTTTTTGAGAGCACTCAAGATGTAAAACTCCTGCTAAGACTGGATGGGAGCCAGTAAAAATGCTTAAGCTAAATACTAGTGGAAACTTAAAGGAACTTATTAATAAATATGGAAACATGAGAAGCACCTTAATGGATAAGATCAAAGATCTGGCTATAGAAGAGACTAAGGAGATTATACATGAGCAGTTCAGAGACCAAGTTGACCCCTATGGTAGGGCTTGGGAGCCTGATAAGACAGGCACAGTCTTTGATCCTAATCATAAAATAGAGAATTCATTTAGATGGAAGAAGACTAATAAGGGTATATTGATCTGGAATACACTTGATTATGCAATCTATCATCAGACAGGAACTGACAAGTTACCCCAGAGAATGATGCTGCCAGGTTCTACAAATGGACTTAGTAATAGATGGAAAGACTCCTTATTTATTGCCTTCTCAGATGCAGTTCATGGTAGAGTAAAGAAAGGAGGCACTGATGCTATTCAGAATAGTCAATCAAATACTGGAGACCTTTAAAAAATATGAGCCTGGTTGTGAACCTATATATGGAAAAAGTAATCTATCTAGCAATGGACAGACTGAAAGAGTTGTATGGTTTCTGGAGCAAGATAACTTTGGGCCTGTAAAACACTTAGGAGAAAATGGAAAACAAGCATTCAGTAGAGAAGCTCAATTAGCCTTTTACTTCTTCTCTGCCACTACAGAAAAGATTGATGATTATATTGAATCTATGCTTTGTGCTGCTAAACTATTAATGAATGAGGATGGTATTATAAATCCTAGTGGTTCCATGATAGATTTAGGAGTTGAGGCAGCTAATGGATTCTCTTATAAATTAAACATCACTCTAGATACAGTAGTAAAAGAGAAGATGAAGAGAACTGCTGTGGCTAGATCAGAAGCAATAACAGCCCAATTTGTTAGTTAGTAAAAGAATGTATTGTAAATACTACTTAAGTGATAGCATAAGGGAATGGAGAACATAATGATAAAAACAGTAGAAGAATGGAAAGATATTAAGTTTCCAGCAACTAATAGTATGCAAGAAATGATTAAGGCTAAATCTTGGTTATTTGATTCAGCAAAGGCACTACATAAATGGGTCATTGGAGAAGAGCTATCTGAAGAAGAATTTGATAAAGCTATTTCCATTGCTTCTCAACATTATGTAAGATAAGGAACAGGAGAAAAAGAAATGGCACTACCAAAAGTATCTATAACTCAAGTTGATGGAAGTTTAGGAATTGTTCCTACAGTCAGTACAGGTTTACATGTTAAAATAGGAGCTGCATCTACTGGAAATGTTGGAGAACTCACCTCATTCACTTCTGATCTAGATGCAAAGAATGTATATACATCAGGAAGACTGTTAGACTCTATTTCAGTAGCATTAGCAATAGCTCAAGGTGGACCTGTTTATGCTATGAGAATGGCTACATCTGTTGCAGGAACTGTATCACCAGTACAAACTCTATTACAGACAGGTTCAGATGGGGCTCTTGCTACAACTGGTTCAGCACCTCTAGATGATTATCTAGTTATTGTTAAGATTGTAAGGGCTGGCAAGGTTGGCACCTCACCATATCCTACCTTCACTTATTCTCTAGATAATGGCATTACTACATCTGATGAGATTGCAGTACCTTCAGCAGGTACCTACAATATTGCTAATACAGGCTTAACTATAGTATTTAGCAATGGTGCTACAGGATTTAAGGTTGATGATCAGTTCTCCTTTACAACTGTTGGGGCATCTAGCAATAACACTGACCTTTCAAATGCATTAACTGCTCTATTTGCACTACCAATTGACTTTGAATTTATTCATGTTGTAGCTCCATGTGATTCTACTCTAGCTACTACTGTTGCAGCTTATTTAACTGCTGCTGAGTCTGATGTTAATAACAAAAGGTATCTACATGGAATTGTAGAGACAATTGATATGGATTATATTGCCAAGCTAACTACTTCTGGTAATGCCTTCCCTATGACCTTTGCAGGTGGTGAGCTATTAAAGATTGATATCTCTAATGACTTTGGAGCTACCTTTCCAGTACAGAAGACCTTCACATTCCCTGCTGTAACTTATGCCAACATTGCTGCTCTAGTAGCTGCTCTTAATGTTCAGTCATTTACAGGTGGTTTATTCTCAGTATCAGCTTCTGCTACAGCTAATGAGCTACAGCTATCCACCTTCTCTGACAAGGGCAAGGTAATACTAAAGGTAAATGCTGCATCTACTGCTGTTCCTGCCTTAATTGCATATACTCTAGGTCAAGTAGCTGCTGGTCAGACTGAAGATAACTGGATGAATGCACTGATTGCTGCCTTTGCAACATTTAGCTCACCTAGAGTAGCAGTTGTAGCTGGTCATGCTGATATATACTCTCCAATTTCTAAGAGATATATGAGGAGAAGTGGTGCATGGCTATTCAGTGCAAAAGAGGCTGCTATATCAGTATCTACTCACCCTGGTCAGGTTGATCTAGGTCCTCTACCTCTAGTTCTAAATAGAGATATATCAAAGGGTAAGTATGGTATCTATCATGATGAGGCCCTAAAGCCTGGTCTAGATGCTGCAAGATTTACTACTCTAAGAAGCATTACCAACCTTCCAGGATTCTATGTAACCAGAGGTAGAATTATGACTACTCCAGGTAGTGATTATCAGTATACCCAGTACAGAAGAGTTATTGACTTAGCTTCTAAGCTAACTCTAGTTTCTGCAACTAAGTTCCTAAATAAAGACTTTGATGTAAATGATGCAGATCAGCCTAATCCAGGTGCAATTGTTCCTAGTGAGGCAGTTCCTGTTGAGAAGAATATCCAGTCTTACATCCTATCTGTAATGGGACAAAACATCACCAGTGCTACAGTTATAGTTGATAAGATCTCTAACTTCATCAGCACAGGAATTATAAACATTAGTGTAGCAATACTACCCTTTGGTTATGCAGAAACTATCAATGTAAAAATTGGCTTTGCACCTGTGCAGCCAAGCAAGTAAACTAGAAGAAGGAGAACACAGACATGGCACTAGGCTACAACTACCAACAGAATATAAATGGTTTAGTTTTTGGTTATTCTGATATTATACTAAAAGTAAATGGACAGACCTTTAGCCAGGTTGAGACTATCAATTATGATCATACAACTACAAGAGAAGAGTTTGTAGGTACTTCACCAGAAGCAGCAGGTAGAACAGCAGGTTATGCTAGTTACAAGGCCAGCTTTACAATGTCTCTAGAAGATGCTGATAAGTTTATGAAGATACTGGGAACTCCTCTAAATGTTAAGCTCTTTGTTATTACTGTAATGTATGCTAATCCAACCAAGCCTCTTATAACAGATACTCTGTTTGGATGCCTTGTTGACAGCTTTACTACAAATACATCAAAGGGTGGAGCAGTTAAGAGACAGTTCAATATATCAGTACAGCACATAGACTATAATGGGGTTTCTCTCTACTAATTATTAAATACTAATTGAAAAATGGCTGGGATAATCTCCTGGCCATTTTCTTATCTAGTGTTCTATAATCAGATATGAACAAACTAATTAAACTTCTTCTAGCCCTCATTATAGCTATTTCAATATCAGGTTGCTTTAATCTAGGAAATACTAGATCAACTATTATTACTAGAATGGGGACAGATTCAGATGGTGTTGAGATGTGTGCCCAAAAGATGAAAGATGGCTCCTATTCTTCATTATTTAAATGTCCTAGCTAATATTAAAAAATGTTTTGTATTTGTTTATTTTAGACTAAACTATTCATAGGAGAAAACCAGATGAACCTAAAACCACTAGAACAATCAGTAGTTGATGAACTAAAAGCAAAGAATCCAGAACTATTTTGTCTATGTGATGGTGATGTACCCCTAATTGTATTTAAAAAGCCAGGTAAGGCAGAGCATAAGAGATTTAGAAAAGAGACTGAAGAGGGTATAAAGGGAGCTGATATTGGACTGATGACAAGCTGTATTATAGCTCCTGATGTAGCAGTAGTTGAAGAGGCCATGGAAGAAGACTACTTTATGAATCTGCTAATCAAATCAGCATTTATTAATGAGATCTCTAAACCATATCAGAACTTAAAGGTTAAGTAGTGGTCAAGAAACCAATCATAGTCCTAGATGGAGACTCTGAGATAAAATTCAGAGCCCCATCTACTTCTGAGCTAGGAGCATTTAGAGATGCTATTCTAGCTAACAATGAGGATATCTTGGAAGAGTTAGTCCAAGACCTCTGTGTCCAGCCCACACCAGAAGAAGGCTATGCTTGGATAAATGAGCTGGGAGATGAGAATTATTTTAAATATACCTATGTAATTCAAGCAGTTATCAAAGAAGTCCTAAAAAGAATACAAGAAGACCATGATAAGCTCTTAACACATTTGAGGGACAATATTGACTCTAAGACCTTAGTTGGTTTACAGTGCTTTAAGGGGTTAGCTAAGCTATTAAGAACTGGTGAGGGCAGCCCAGAAGCAGATGCTGCTCTTGAACTTATATGGGAATGTCTAGTGATATTCAAGACAGTTCACACCACCAAAACCTAGCTATCAAGCTACCCTTAAAGGCTCCTTCAATGGGGCCTTTTCTTTTGTTGCTCTGCAATCTTATAAACCCTTGAGCAGTCAGCCCTTAGCAGGAGTTTTACATAAGGTACTTTTTAAAAGTAAGTAGATAATATTGGATGGCTCTTACTTATCTAGCTATATATTTTTTATACTCTTATGTACTATACATATAAGAGATAGTTAATGATATAGATAATAGATAGAGAAGGTTCTTAGTGAAAGATTCTGTGGGGCCAAAAAGTATATTAAAATAGATTAGGAGAACAAGATGAACAAATACACCATCAATAACCAATATGATATAGTTTCAGGTGAACTACATCTATATTCAGAGGGAACTTGGGTTGCTGACTTAGCTATAAATACCACAGAAGCTCTTCCAACTGAGGATTTAGCAATAACAATGACATGGATAGATGATACTAAATTTGTGGGCACATTAGGCAATAATACAATTATTGGTGGAAAGACTAAGGCAACAATACTTGGTGGTACAGCTAGAATGTCTGATGTTATAGAGCAAAAACAGTATCAGTCAGTTACTATGCATACAGTTATTGAGGATATAGCTACAGCTACTGGACATACTTTATCTAATACTATAGACCCCCTATTCACAAATAAGGTATTGGCTGTATGGAATAGACTAGAAGACCAAGCCTCTTCTTCTCTAGGTCTATTATTGAATTTTTTTGATGGGATATGGCAGATACTACCAGATGGTACATTATGGGTTGGGCCTAATAAGTCACCAGAATCCTTTACAGTTGTAACTGTTCTAGAAAGAAGCCCTAATGGTGGTTATTGGAAGGTGTATAATGATGAGGTACTGTTAAGGCCCCCATTTACTCTAGAAGGAAATAAGATTAGTGAGGTGGTTTATACCTTAAAAAATAATAAGTCCACTGCTATGCTGGTCTTTTCTTCTATTCAAGACATCATGTATGATATCTCCTCACAAGAGGTTATTAACTCTTTTAGAGCAATGTATAGATGTAGGATAGTTTCTCAGAATGCTGATGGTTCTTTTGAACTACAACTTGATCCAGCTATATCCTTATTTAAAAATGGCCTATCAAAGGTCCCTTATTGCCCTCCTTCTCCTAATATGAAGATAACACCAGCTTTAGGAACCCATTGTGTAGTAGCCTTTTTAAATGGTAATCCAGCCTATCCTAGAGTAGTTGCATGGGATGACTTCATACAGCCTACAAAGGTTGAAGTATCAGCTACTGGTGCTAAGGCTGCTGCTAGAGTGGAGGATGAGTGTGGTTATCTAGTCTTCACACCTAATGCTGGGCCAGCTCCTGCTGTCCTTACATACTCCCCTATACCTGTTCCTGTTACTCCTCCTGTAGTCCTTATTGGCCCAATAAAGATACAAAAGGGAAGTCCTGATGTATTCATTGGCTAAGACCTATATAAAAGCTATACTTATTCTAGGAGAAACAAGATGAACCAAGCACTACTAGGAACAGATGTAAAGGTTGGAAAGGTGCTTACTCTTATATCAGGATATCAGAATCTAGCTACTCAGTTAATTAGAAGACTATCAACCAGAAGGGGAACTCTCTTTTATGATCCTAATTATGGTGATGATATCAGGCTATTTATGAATAGTCCTATAAACAATGCAACTCTAGAGCAAATTAAGTACACAATTAAAAGACAGTGTGAGGCTGATCCTAGAATAGATAATGCTGATGTATCAGCAACATACAGCCAATCTACACTGACCTTAGAAGTAGATATTGCTTTAACCACCTTCTTAGGCCCATTTACATTAGTTATTTCTGTAGATGCTTTAACCATAGAATTGCTTACAATTAGTTAGGAGAAAGAAACAGAATGGCAAACTTCACACTTAATGACTTAATAAATCCTAAAAAGGCACCACAGCTAAAGGAAGAGATTAGAGCCCTATTATCTAAATATGGATTTGCAGCAGATGACTGGAATAGTGGTTCTACATCTAGATCTCTTCTAGAAGCTGATGCTAAGTCACTAGAACAATTATGGGCTGTTGTAGCAGAAATAGCTAAGGGTGGTTATCTAGATACAGCAACAGATGGATGGTTAGATCTATTAGCTAAGTCTCAATTTCAATTAGATAGAATTCCATCTGAGTTTACAAGGGGTTTAATGAATCTAACCTTAAATCCTTTAATTGGTGGCCCTTATACTATATCAGCAGGTTCTCTAATAGTGTCAGATGGTACACATACTTATAGAAATACCAATGCAGCTCCTGTAACAGTCAATGCAGCAGGTCCAAAAGCTTCTATAGAATTTACTGCTGATTCTCCTGGAGCTGGTTATAATATCCTATCAGGTGCCATTAATACTGCATCTAGTCCTGTACAGTTTAAGACTCCTCTAGTTGGCCTATTTGTAGATAATAGAGGTGTTCAAGGTCCAGCTATTGCTCTAGCTCTCTATTTAAAAGGCCCATTCAGTGTAAATGGAAAGACTCTAAAGCTTACAATTACTGATGACTCAGCAGTCTTAGCACAGCAAACATTAACCTTTGCAGCTAACTATATTGATCTAGCAAGCTTAGTAACAGGTCTAAATGCTTTAATTGCAGGTAATGGTGTAATAGCTGGTAAGGTATCAGCTTCTATTAATCCAACTACAGGCTCCTTACAATTAGTAACAACCAAACCTGTTCCTCCATCTAATATGGAAATAGGTACTAATCAGGGAATCTTGATTGATGCTACAGGAACAGCCAATGCTCTTCTAGGATATTCAGCAGTTTATAATACAGCAGTAATTGGTACTTCTGGTTGGATTACTCAAAATGGTAGAGATGCTGAGACTGATGCTTCTCTTATCTCTAGATGCCAAGCAAGATGGGCCACAATAGGTACAGGAACTGCTGCTGCATTTGATTTCTGGGCTAGAACTGCATCTCCATTTGTTCAGAAGACTGCTGTATATGCTCACTATCTAAATGGTGCTGTTGTTCCAGGTGCAGTTACAATTTATATAGCTGGTGCTAATTCTGGTCTAGAACTACCACCCCTAAATACCACTGTACAGACTGTATATGATTATATTCTTCCAAAGATGCCTATTATGTCTCAGCTCTTTGTTGGAAATGCCACTACATTGAATGTGAATGTGGTTGCCTCAGTAACTATTAAATCTACAGCAGATGCTCAAGCAACCTTGAATGATATATATACAGCTATCCAACAGTATGGTAACTCTCTACAGATTGGACAGATAGCCTATCTAGATAAGATAAATGCTGCTATTTCATGTAATGAAAATGTACTAACCCATACTCTGACCTCTCCTGCTGTAGATACTACACCACAGAAGAATCAGCTTGTAACCTTCACAGTTCCAAATCCCTTCACAGTAGTGGTGGCATAATGGCTAATTTTGCTGATTATCAAAGAGGGTTAATACCTACCTATGAACCAAATGATCCTCTATTAGATTATGAGGAGATACTAGGAACTAAGAAGGATGAGCTTGTAATAGCTGATAAATCTGCCATTAAATCAAGATTTGTGCAGACAGCTCCTGATGATGCTCTACCTCATCTAGGTGTAAATGCTAATACTCCAAAGCCTGAAATTCTAACCAATGATCAGTATAGAGCTAAACTAGCTAAGAATTGGGATAGATGGATTGCATCAGGAACCAATGCTAGAATCATTAATGATATAAAAGAGCTTGGCTTCACAAATGTTTCTATTATTCCTGTTTGGACTCTTGTAGGCCCAAATCAATATGTCAATACTCTAGGCATAACAGAATTAAATGCTGGAATGATTCCATCATGGGCTACCTTTTGGGTAGTTATAGATCAACCACATGGCTATCAGGTCATAAACTGGGGTGTACCAAATTGGGGTGGATTTAGTTGGGGTGAGGTTACTGGAGATAAGGTAAGGTTAGCTAGAATGGTAAGTATAATTAAACAGATGAAGCCTGCCTGGACTTCTTGCAGAGGTATTGTCTTCTTACAAGGTGCTGCAAAGCTTTGGGATATAATTAATTGGGGAGGAGCTAATTTTGGTAAGAACTTTGGTGTATACAGAATAAAAGAGAGCTGGGAATAATGTTCCAATCAATACTAATTAAACCTATAATAGATGGAAGGAGCAAATAAATGGCATTCTCATACACAGGCAACCCCAGCAATGTTACTATAAACAATGCTTATACTCTAGCTGCATTACCTAATGATGGAGATCAGGCTGCTGCATCAACTGTTACCTCACCATTCATTGTTTGTGCTGATGATATACACTTTCTAGCTAAACAAATGGCCTTTATTAGACCTAATGTATCCTTCTATTCAAATGATACTTCTATTACTATCCTTCCATACCAGGGTGTTTCTATATTTGATGGAACTAAGTGGTTCTTCTCTGAAAATGCAAGTAATAGCACATTGACTGTAGCTAATCTAGAAGCAGGTGGTGTTATGACTACAGATGTTGCTTACTACATATATTTAAAACCAAGTGGAAGCTTCATTATATCTGTAGATACTCCAGATCCTACTTATTGTTACAAGAACTTAGCAAGACCTAATGCTCTACAATTTAGATACTTTGGATCTGTAATAGCAAAAGCAACTAACCAGTTCTATTCATGTGCTATGAGCAACTTTGACTATTGCTTCTCACAGCCAATGGCCACTAACTTTTCTACTTCTCCTTATCAAGGTGGTTTTAATACAGGTGGAAGTCTAAACTATATTGGAAAGCCTCTATCAAAGTCAGTTAAACTTATAGTTCAGTCTAGAGCCACTGCACCTACTACAGGACTTCCTGTACCTAACAGTGTGGTCTTTTATGTTGCAATAGTACCCTCATCTTTTGGTGACTTATTTAATGCTACTTGGCCTGGTATTCCAGTTATAGGAACAAACAATGGTGCTGGCACTACTATCCAGACATACTTAACTCCTTATGAAATATCAATGCCACCAGGAAGCAGTTCTACAATCATAGCCCTACTTAATCCAACTGGTGCTTGGTCTGAATCATGGAGCCAGGTAAAAGTTTGGTGGACAGGATATAAGGAGTAACCATGTCACAGATATACATTGGCAATCCAGCATATGTTACACAGATAACCATTCCTGATGATGGAGATCTAGCTTCTGCTGCCTCAGTTAATAATCCTGCTAAAGCCTCTGCTGATATGGATTACTTTCTATTGCAGTCTATTGGTCAAATAACACAAGGGGCTCCTATAAAGATTTCATGCACTGATGGATCTACTATAGATGTTAGTGCTATTCCTCTAGCTATTGTTAATGAGAATGGTCTATTCAAAACTATCTCTACAAACTCCACTGTAAACATTGGAGTAGCTAATCTGGAGATAGGGGCAAACTATGTCTCTAACTCTTGGTACTATATTTATATATTTTCTAATGCAGGAAATGCTGCCTTTCAAATCTCTCTAGCAGCTCCTGATCCTTTCAATCTATTTAAACAAGGGTCTGATTCACATAGATATATAGGCTCTTTTAGAGTAGGCCCAGCAAGCACTATCTATAAGTTCTCTGCATCTAGAGGACAATATATGTACATGGATACTCAGACCCTATTGACAGGTGGAAACTCTACATCAGAAGCAAGAGTAGACATTAGTTCTGCAATACCACCTACTTCTAGAGTAGTTGATCTACACTTGTCTCTAACTAACTCATCTCCTCTAACTTCTTATGTTAAGCTGTTGACTTACTCAGGTGGTTCATTCTACCAGTTTATTGCCTATCTACAGTCCTCATATGATTATAGTTATACTATGCAGACCAATACTGATCAGTCTATTAGATACCTAACAGGTGCTGCTACAACTAACCTATCAATAACTATTCTTGGATATAAGGAGTAAAGATGGCTACTGTTTATAGTGGATTCTCCTCACCATATGCAGAGAAGGCTTATATAGAGACTTCTCCCTTAAAGGATGCTTCTAATAATAACTCTAATCTTTGGGTCTTTTTGAATCTAGATAAGCTAACCATTGATGTAAGTCAAAATGGTGGCTTCACTTATACCTCATTTACCTGGACATTCTTAGCTCCTAACCTTGTATTTAATAATGTTCAGCTCTTAGTTGACTTCTTAAATACTAACTTTACAGGAACTGGAGTAGAGCAGTTTGAATGGTATATACCAGGAAATTCTAAGACTGTTAATGGTGTGTTGATAAGAGACACAATGGGCAGCAGAATAGGTGTAAGAACTAAGAACTTAGTTGGTAAATTGGCTGCTATTAGAATTAATCCAACTCCTGCTAATAATACAGCAATAGGTCTTTCTAAGTTTAATGCTCCTCTTGGTTTATTCTCTAGAGGAGATTCAGGCTTTACAGAAGTTCTTCCAGGACCATCACCCTTTGATCCCTTTACAGCCCTTTCTGTTAACTTATATGAGAAGGGGTTAATGGATAGAGATTTCAATATATTAACAAGTCTAAGACAGTTTAGCTCTTACAGCCAGAATCTTAGAGCTGATAGTTCAAATGGAACCTCTATTACTTTAAGTAATATTCCTACTACTATTCAGTATAATGGTGGTGCAGCTAAGCCTATTACAGCTTTTGCTGATGGAAAGCCTGTGGTATTAACCTCAGCTAACTTAGGTGCAGCCTTTGCTGCTAATACTTGGTACTATGTCTATAATTACTGGGATGTCCCTACTCAAACAATTAAGTATGAGATATCTGCTACAGGTCCTAGTGCAGCCAATCCTATCTATAAGAATGGTAACTTCTCTAGAAGATACATGATGTGCTTTGTAACTGATGGAACTGCTGCTATTATTCCCTTCACTAGAATAGGAAATAGACAATTATATGCTACTCCTCAACAGATACTATCTAATGGTAATTCTGATGCAGTAGCTGTATCAGTTAATACCACAGCATTTGTTCCACCTGTTTCTTCAATGGCTTCTGTTATGTCTACCTTTGCTGTACAAAGTGGGGCCTTAAGCTTCTTCTTTCTATTTCCAGGTGGTAGAGGAAATGTAGTTGGTCAGTCTTCTACATGGACAGGCCAATCAGATACTAATAGTGGAAGAGATAATACATTCATGTTTCCTATTCTAGCTGGCAAGATTGATTATCAAGTATTTAACCCAGCAGACTTTCTCTCCCTATATATCATTGGCTTCCAAGAGTAGATTAAATACTTCACCAGTTAATCCAGATTCAACCTTTCCACCCTCACCAATACCTTCCTAACCCCTAAATTTATAGGGCCTTAAAAGGGCTCCTATTGATTATCTATTAAATACCTTGAAGAACTCAGGCTTAGCAGGAGTTTTACATTTTCTAGTGCTCTAAAAAATGGCATAAAGATATGGATGCTCCCTTCTATTATCACTACTATTTTTACTCTAGAGATATGTACTATACATATAAGAATAGATAATAATATATAAGATAATGTATAGGATTCTTTCTTGTCTTAAAATCTTCTTTGAGTTATATTATTTGTAGGAGAAACAAATTGGACACCAACACCCCACAAAAAGTAATTAAATTGAATAAGGATGGAACACCTAGAAAACCATGGACTCCTAAGAATCCTAGAAAAAAGGTAGCAAAGGAGAAGTATCACAGCACTCATATTTCTTTAACAGATGAGCAAGCAGAATATTTAAAGGAGAATTGTGGTGGCACCAAAAAGGCTGGAAGACTCTTTAGAGAACTATTAAAAATATATATGACTTGGACTGAAGAGCAAAAGGCTGGCCTATCAGACTGTTTAACATTTGAAAAGATAAAAGCCTCTCAAGAACTCTAATAAGTTCTTGCCTCTGGACATCCAAAAGATGTCTGGGAGAAACCCTGTACTGATCCTACAGGGTTTTTCTTTTAAAAAGTATTTGATAGAAATAAAAATAAATTTGTTACAAAAAAGATTTCTCATGATTTATTAAATTTGGTATATTCTTAATAGAGGCAAGAAACAGATGAAAACAACAACCCACAAAACAGTTAGAGAGATTATAAAGAGAGAACTTCCTATGCTAGACACATGTGGATCAGACATGTGGGCCTTTGCAGGGATGTTAATGTTTTCTCCTTGGATGGATGAAGATACTGGGGCCATTAGAGTTGGTGTAGAGGTAGTTGCTAGAACAGTAGGTAAGAATCATCTAGTCTATGTTGATCTAGAGACAGGTAAGAAGAGTGCTCCTAACTTTAAGGCCAAGACCATTCTAGATGTATTTATGAATATGGTAATGCCTGAAGGTTCTTGTGAGCTTCTAGATTATATTGCTCCATCAAATGATAATCCTGGCATGCAGAGAAGAATCATTGTTAGATGGCCAGAAGCTATCAAGCAAGCAATAGTAGATGAGCTAACTGGTGTATATGATAATGAGGAGAGAGTTTATATCAAGGATGGCTCAAAGGTTTCTTATAGAAAGCAGAAGGCTATGCTAGATGCTGATAAGATGGAAGCAGCCAACATTAATGATCTAGTTGCTTGTCCTGCTACTAAGGACTGGACTAAGTATCTAAACAATCTACCAACCAACCTCTTCACCCTTATGCTTAGAAACTTTGATACTGCTAGAGCTGAGGCCCTAAAGATTGTTAATCCACATGCTAGAATGATTGCTCTAAAGCAATTAGATATCATCAGAGAGCAACCACTACCTATCTATAAGGCCACTCCAAGAACTACTAGAATATACTCTATGACTGCATCTATCCAGAACCTACCAAAGAGTGTTAGAAAGGTTCTAATGCAAGGTCACACTGAGTTTGACCTACACCATGCTCAACTAGCTATTGTAGCTAAGCTATGGAAGATCCCCTCAGTTGATGCCTTTCTATCTAGTGGTAGAAGTCTATGGAGAGAGCTAGTAGTTCATATGGGCCTAGATATCAATGAGATGTCTCCAGATACTTATGAAGATTTAAAGTGGTATCTAAAGAAGTATACATATGCCACCATCTTTGGCATGAATGAGGATAATCTAGTGTCTGGTAATGTTAAGAAGCTAGCAAGACTACAGAAGCTTGGTGTTAAGACAGCAGCTAAAAAGGTCAGTGGCTTAGATTCAGATCTAGCTCCTTATGGTATTGTTAATGCTGGTGAGAAGTTCACCACCTTTCCATTAATTGCAGATTTATTAACAGCTAGAAATAGAATGCTACAGACTATCAAGTCTTCTCTAGGTATGCCAAATGCTTATGGAGAATTAATCATTGTTAAGGCTGGTCAAGATGAGAGAGATGTCTTAGCACAAGTAGCTCAGTCTTATGAGATGTATCTACTAGACCCTGTTTTAGATTATGTTAAGCAGAATTCTGGCTACATGTCAATATCATTAGCTTCCCATGATGGGTTCAGTATTAAGTTTCATAAGACTGAATATAAGGAGAAGTTCATTGAGACCATAATAAATGGGGTTAATGATTGGTGTGCTAAGCACCATGTTAATACTTGGCTAGAATATGAGGATATTCCAGTGCTAGAGAAACAACCAACTCATGTACAGGCTGACTTAATAGATTCATTTCTAGACTCAGTTGATTATTCTAGAACTTTAGAATAATACATGATGGTTTTTTATTTTAAATATAATCATGATGGATTATAGTTATATACATGAAAGCAACAGACATCATTAATATAAAAAAGGCCAATCTGAAAGAATCAGGAATTTATGCTATTGTTAACACCAATACAAATAAGTGTTATATAGGCCAAGCAGTCAATATTTATAAGAGGAAATTAAACCATTTCAATCAGCTCAATAAAAATGCACATAGTAATACTCATTTACAAAGGGCCTGGAATCTAGATAAGAAGCACTTTCTTTTTATTCCTTTAGAGAACACTGAAGACTTAAATAATAGAGAAGCATACTGGATTTCTCAGTTTGACAGAGATGATGTGTATAACTTTAGAGCAATTAATTCAGAAGAGACTAAATGGGAAGCTTCTGAAGAGTTTAAAAAAGAGATTGGAAAGAGGACTAAAAAGGTAATGGAAGATGAGAATATTAGAGTCAAGGTCTCAGTTAAAAAAAGAAAGCTTGAGCCAGAACAAATCAATGAAGTTAGAAGAAGATATCTAAATTGGGAGAAGGCCATTGATATTGCTAACTATTTTAATGTTACAGCAGATGTTGTAAGTCAAATTACCAGAGGGGTTAGATGTGCCATAGGCCCTGGAATTGATAAGGATTTGGTGGAACAAGCTATAGCAAGGCCAAGGTCTAAGCAATGACAAAGCCTAAATTAAATAAGCCTAAGAAGATGAGAAATCCCTACTTCAAAGATAGTATTAAAAAGGCTGGAGTCATTAAGTCTAAGAAGGATAAGAGAGTTAAGGACAAGGCTAGAAGAGACTTAGAGGAGAGAATAGATGAGTGATTATGTAAGATGCCCTGTTTGTTTTAAGGAGGAGGATGAGTGCTCCTCTCTTTCTTGTATACCTTGGAACTGTGAAGAAGACTTGGTGTGTTTTTGTGGGGCCACAAGATTACCTTATGATTGTCAATTATCACAGTTCTTTAAGATCATATTCCTAGATAATTGTGATTAAAGGTTCAACATACTTAATTATTATTTATGTACTCTTTTTAGTAGATGTACCAAATGGGTACATATATTTATTAGAATTATTTTCTGTCCATCTAATATTTTATATTTGTATAATAAGGTATGGAGACCTTATGGAAAAACTACCACAACTAATTGAAGGGATAGAATCAATTACAACCTATAAGGGGTTAGGTAGCTTGGCTGTTATACTTGTTTTGGGAACAGTACTAATTGTCTGCATATTTAAGTATCTAGCTCCAATACTAGAGAGGGCTTATGAAAAGAGCCTTATTAATAATAGAGAGGCTAATAAGCATTTGTATGATCTAGCTAAGCTAAGTATGGAAGAGAATAAGAAGGAAATTACACAGATAAGAGACTCCTTTAGAAAGCTAGAGAATGAGTTAAGATTAGGTTTAGTTCCAGTAGCCATAGTAGAAATGCCAAAAGGAGAAAAGTAATGAAAAAGCTAATTGTTATAATCATTCTTATTTTAGCTATCTTTGGCTTTTCTAGTTGCAGCTCAGATGAGATAACCACATATCATTATAAAAAGGGGGCTCAGATAGAAACTCAACAGGCCCCAAAAGAGTTTCAACAATATGAGGCTCAAGCAAAGAAGACAGCTATTCCAGTTAAGACATGCTCTCCTCCATGTTCACCACCTACAACTTGCAATAGTACCACAGGAACTTGTGAGGGAAGTGCTGTGAAGAAGAAGGATGGACATTCTCCAAGCACCTATCAATATGATTACTATGCACTAAGAAATGGGAGAGAGGATTAAGATGAAAACTAAAGCACAACCAACTAATCAAGTTATAGCCCCAACTACACACTCAACAATTCCCTTAACTACAGGAGTTATATTTAATGGGGTTAGATATGAACCTATCTCTCTAGAATATGTACTTCATAAGGGTAGATGTCCTAAGTATCAAGGTGGTCTATGCCTTCATCATGTTAAGATAGTATTAAATCTGCTTGATGGTGATAAGGTATTCAGTCTATTTCAAGAAGAAGAGATGCCTACTCTAATTATTAGACATCCAGGCTTGGCTCATAATATACCTATCAGAAAGCTAGATGAGGTTATTGTAGACATGACTACATATACTATTAAGCTTGTGGCCTCTGATATAACAAAGGTGGCTTAATGAAGCTCCTATTGGTTATATTAATGGCCCTCTTATCAGGCTGCCCTTTTGCAGAAAAGAGAGATCCTAGTATATATAAGTGGGGAGAACTTCCTGGTATGTCTGGAAGTAATTATGCAGTATGCAAGAGAGAAGGATCCAGTGAGATGTTTAAATGTCCTGACTACATCCAGCCTATTAAATAGTTTGCATTGACTAACTTAAAATAGCCCCACCAACACAGTCTTAGCAGGAGTTTTACATCTCCTGCTTTTTTATTTAGGTTATAAAACTTGGGGCCACCTTATATTATCTACTACTTTATTTTCTAGTATCATATGTACTATACATATATAGAGATATAGATAATATATGATATAGATAGAAGATATGGATAATACTGGGTGGTGAATCTTTGTGGGCCAAAATTAAATAAAATGAAACACTAGGTCTAATATAAGGGGGGAAATAGGGGGACTTATCTTTTAACTATTAATATATTAAATACCCCTGATAGATACATATAAGCTGACCATTTACAATCCTTTACAATCTTAATCTTAACTTATTATTAAATACCCTTACTAGATACACAGAAACTGCCATTTTACAATCCTTTACAATTTCTTTTACAATCCTAAAAAATAATTAAATTGTAAAACAATCTTTTACAATGCTGTGTTGTATAAGGGTGCTAGAATAAAATCATGCCAAAGAAAGTTATATCATTAGAATTAGAAAGAGAAATCAAGAGTCTTTATGATGATTCAATTGCTAGTGGAATGCTCCCTAGACAAATCCTACCCAAGATTAATACATTATTAAAGAAGGCTGGACATGGAGGTTATGCATCAGAGAAGAGTCTATATAATTTAGTTAATAGTTTTAGTCTGAAAGATGAGGAGATTATAGATGTAAGTAAGAGCACTGCTCAGCAACTAGATAAGCATGTAGAAAAGAAGCTAAAGAATGCAATTAACTTTGACTTAAATCTATCATGGCAAAATGATATGACTAAGGAGATTGCATCTAGAATGTTTAATAGATTTATAGCTATTGATGATAAGGGTGATAAGGCCAATCAAAAAGACTTAATAGAATTTGCTAGAATAACTAAAGAATATATTGACTTAGGTGTAAAGATAGATGCATTGAATGCAAAGAAGATAGATGTAAATAATCCTGAGAACAAGACTACTCTAGGTATCTTAGTACAAGTTAATGGTTCTGATGCATCTAGAAGACTGGAAGAGGTTACTGCATCTGTTATAGAGGCCCCACAATTAATATCTAATAATTTATTAAATGAGGCTTCTTATGGTTAATTCTCAGATGCATACATTTAAGCCTAAATCAAAGGCCCAAGAAGACTTCTTTAATTTAGAAATGCAAGGAGTATTTGAAATAGGATTTGGTGGCACACCTTATAGTGGAAAGACCTGTTGCATGGTTGTATCTAGTCTTATGTATGCCCATATTCCTGAATATAGAGCTGCCTTCTTTAGAAGAGAGGCAACACAACTAGAAAAGGCTGGGTTAATAGATGAAGCCAAGAATTGGTATTTTAAAGCCTTTCCAACAGTTGAATATGATAGTGTTAAAAGAATATTTAAGTTTCCATCAGGTGCCTTGATTAGCTTCAATGGTTGTGAGGGAGAACTAGATTATAAGAAGTATGATGGTGTTGAATGGCATGCTCTATACTTTGAAGAGTTAACCCACTTCACACCTGATCAGATTACTAACTTAATGTCTAGAGTAAGAAATCCCAAGGGAAAGATACCATTAAGAGTTAGATCATCTACTAATCCTGGAGGCCCTAATGAAGATTGGGTTATTAATAGATATAGACCATGGCTTAATAAATATACAGTAGACCCTCTAAACATTACCTTGGAGGCCCAAAATGGAGACATACTATATTATACTAACTTAGAGGGGCAACTTGTTCTATCTAGGATTAAGGATGCTGGATATAAGTCTATTAGTTATATTTGTCCTAATATCAATGACTTATCACCAGATCAAGAAGCTAGAGTACATGGCATTAGTGATCCTATTAGAAGAGCTGCCTTATTAGGTAAGTGGGGAGTTAAGGCAGAAGCTGGTCTCTACTTTACAGAAGAATGGTTTAAAGAATGTGACCAGCCTAATTATGGGGCCAACAAGGTTATATTAAGATATTGGGACTTAGCTGCATCAGGAGACAAGGGAGACTTTCTAGCCTCTACATTAATATCTAAATATAAGGAGAACTACTATATAGAAGATATAGTTCTCTTAAAGCCCCAAGTCCATGAGGTAGAATCTATTATATATAAATATGCTAGAGAAGATGGCCCTTCTGTTGCTATTGGTATTGAACAAGAGGGAGGAAGTGCTGGTAAGATATTAGCCCACAACTTTGAAACTAAGTTAAGAGCTATGGGTCATACAGTATTTATAGATCAGAAGACTAGTGATAGATCTACCTCATCTAAGGAAGCAAGGGCTGCATTAATATCTCCTCTAGCAAAGGAGGGAAAGATATGGCTGGTCAATAATACTAATATATTAACTAATAAGAGAGAGTTTATACAACAGATGGTCAGCTTTCCAGTAGGCAAACATGATGATATTGTTGATGCTACCACTGGGAATATATATCTATTGATTAATAAGTATAAGAGTAATATGAATTGGCAGACATTATCTAGTCAACAAAGGAATACTAATAGGATTAATTGGACTGATAATAGAGAGATTTACATGTAAAGTTAGGGCTATTCTTATCAAATTCTATTAGTGATTTGGGTCCTCCCACCCTTTCAGGTATTAATTCCCTACCAGACTAGCCCTATCTAAATCTGATTTAAAGTACATTTGGCTCCACACCCAGGTTTCCATATAATCTCTAGGTATAAAATTTTTTTAGTATTTTTCTAGGGCCTATTAGAAGTCTAATGAGCTATCTAGATGTCTGTCCAAATAATAAGTATTGATACTATAATAAGTGAAGGAGAAAATGAATAATGGCAACCAAACCAAAGACCAAACCAGTTAGAGATAAGAAGCCTGTTAAGGTATCTGACTTGAATAAGATTAATATTGCTACACCTAATGTAACATCTAAAGATGTAAAAGATAAAAGGATACCTCTTGACTTTTATATTCAGCCACAATCTACATGGAATGTTACATCTGTAGCTTCTGCCTTAAATGGTCATGAGAGAGGGCAGTTCAACTTATCTGGAAGATTAGCAGATGCAGTACAAAGAGATTCAAGAGTTAAGTCTGTTCTATCTACTAGAGTATTAGGTGTAGCTGGCCTTCCATTTAGATGGGATTGGCCTGTTGACTATACTCCTAATCAGCAAGACTTAGCTGCACTAGAAGTATTAAAAGCATATTGGGGACAGATAGTTCCACAAGCTACTCTAACTTCTATATTAAGAAATGTAGTATTGATGGGCTTTAATGTTTGCAATGTTTATTGGGAGTTAATGGGAGACATGTATATTCCTAAGCTCCTCCCCTTTCATCCATCAAATATACAATTTAATATATCTGATTGGAGATTCATGGCTTATACCTTAGCACAAGGTACTGCAACAGTTGACCCAGAAGATCCAAATTGGATGGTCTTTACACAACTAGATGATAGACAACCTTGGATGCAGGGAGCAATTAGATCAATTAGCTTTCCATGGGTACAAAAGAATTATGCATTAGGGGATTGGAGAGGTCTATCAGCAGTACATGGCCAGCCTATTAGAAAATTAAAGATGCCTGTTGAATCAGGAACTCCTCCAGAAGGAGATCCACAACAATTCATACAAGATATAGCTTTATCAGCTAGAGTAGGTGCCCCTGTTCTATTACCTAATGGTGCTGATCTAGAACTAATGGAAGTTAAGAATGGTTCTAGTGATATATTTAAGGATGGTATTGACAATGCTAATACAGATATAGCTATTGGTATCTTAGGCCAGAACTTAGCAGTAGAGGTCAAAGGGGCCTCCTTAGCAGCTACAAGAGCCCACCTACAAATCCTACAAGAGTATCTAGAAGCAGATTGTATGATGCTATCCCAAGTCTTTCATACTCAGCTTCTACAAGACTTTTATAGTATTAATTTTGGGCCAGAAGTAGTTGTACCTATTCCTGTATGGGATTCATGCCCACCAGAAGATATGGAATATGTTAACAAGGCATTAAAAGAACATGCTACAGCCCTAAATCAACTATCTAGTGCAGTTGAAACTCTAAAGGCAACAGGTATTCCTCTAGATTTAGAAGCACTTGGAAAGATGTTTAAGATTCCAGGACCTAAATCATAGCCTGACATCTAAGGATGTCTGCTGCTCATCCCTTAAATTAGTTGTGTCCTTAGCAGTCCACAACTAATTTTTGGGCCTCACAGCTCTACATATAATCTCCCTCTACTCATATACTATATATATTTATCTATCTATATATGTATAGTACATATTTGATACTCTAAAAAAGTAGTAATAAAAGATAAGCCTACCACATATTTTCTAGCTCTTTTTTTAGCTCTCTAAAGTGTAAAACTTCTGCTAAGCCCTAAGCACTCACCACTTTTAGCTCACTAGAATCTTGTCAAGATATAATTAAAGTTTTTTGTACAAATATTCTTCTCTCATATAGTTCTTTGTTAGAAAATAATTATATGAGAGATATCAATGTTTGACCAAGAAGCCTTCAACCAAAGAGACAAAGCAACTAGAGAATTAATCAAGAAGATATTCAAGCAAGAAAGCCCTAATTTAATAGTAGAAGACAACACAGATCAGTATGGGATTGACCTAATAATAAAGAATAAGCATGGCCTTCCAGTATATTATGTAGAAGGTGAGTCAACTGGAGCATGGTTAGATGGAGAATATCCCTATGATTCAGTTATACTATATGAAAGAAAGGAGCACTTTCTATATGGATTAGATGCTTGTCCTCATGATTCTCATCATAATACAGCTCCATATTCTTGTAAGAAATTACCTCATGGCCCCCTTCCAGTATACTTCTTTATGGCTAACAAGGACTTCACCAGAGTTCTTTATTATAATGATGATGTAGCCAAGGCTTCTCCTAGAGAAGTAGTTGATACAAGAAGAGGCCCTGAGAATGTTAGAAAAGTGCCCACAAAGAACTGTGCTTATGTTGTCTTAAAACCATAAACCCTCAAGCCTTCTTCTCTAGTATAATTAATATATGAGAATAGAAGGCAAAGTTCCTGAACTCCAAATTAAACAAAAAGTCTATATGCCTGGTGTTACTTGTTATGCTACATGTAGTTGTGGTAAAGAAGTATCAGTAAATATGGCTAAAGTCTACCTCTCCTTTTTTCAAGTAAATTGTAAGTCTAAATTATACTTTGAGTGTTCTTGTGGTAAGGGCTGGTCTGAGGATATGATAATATCTCTAAGTATTCAGACCTTGGCTTTATAGATAACAAGGTCTAAGATATTAAAAGGAGAAAACAAATGGCATACACAGTAGGCACCACAGTTATAAGTAATGTTATTAATGCCCACAATAGTACACATAAGCAGGCTCATGGAACTAGCAATTGTCATAATGATGGGCCTGATTATGATATAAATGGAGTTAAACAAATATTAACTAATGCTACTCCAACTACTCTAGATGATGCAGCTACTCTATTTAATAATGCTAAGACACTTTATAATATCCATCTTTCTAGAGGTGGTTCTGAGTTAGTTCTAGCTCACTTACTTGTAGATAGTGCAAATGTTGTTACAGCTACAATGGATTCTGGTTCTACTTATGTTGGTCAGATCTTTACAGCCCTAAGAGCCTTAGTATCTGATGAGCAGGTTTGTTATAGCAACCACATAGCCAATTTAAAACCTGATGGGACTGCTTCAGGAGTCCATGTTGTTGCAGATACTACTAATACTCTAGGTGGTCTAGATCCTCTTAACAGCTTTATAGATATAGCTGTAGCACTAAACAACCTTAAATTAAACTATAATAACCACATTGTCTTTTCAGTTGGTGGCTCACCACATGCTAACCCTGATGCAGCCAATGGTGTAACTGCCCCTAATTGCACAGCATCTAACTATGATTCTATGATCACTCTAGCTAACCAATTTAAGACTAAGTACAATGCACACAGAACACAAGCAACAGTTCATACAGTCAATGATACATTCAACATTGTCACAGCAGCAGATGTTTCTAACCCAGGTGGTGTATTTGATCTTGCAGTACAATTCAAGGCTAAGTTTAATGCCCATGTTGCCTCAGTTACTTATCATAATAGTGCTGATGCTACTTATCCATTAACCTATTCAGGTCCTACAACTATTTCAGGTCTAATAGCTGCTGCTGCTGAGGTCTTAACTAATTATAATGGGCATATTGGTTTAGCCCCAGCCTCTAATGCTATGATCCAGGTATAACCATGACCAATCTAGAAATATTAGCAACTTCTACTCCAATTACCAAAGCTTGTGGAATCTATGCTATTTACTGTATAGCCAATAATACAATATATATTGGACAGTCTGTTGATATTAGGAGAAGAATAAATACTCACAAATCTTCTTTGAAAAAGGGCACTCATGATAATAGTTACCTCCAAGCTTCTTGGAATAAATATAATGAATCAATGTTTAGCTTTCATATTCTAGGGGAATTTGCTAGAGATGATTTATCTGCAAAGGAAGAAGAATATATTAATAGTGTTTCAGAAGGGTGCTTTAACTGCAATCAAGTTGGGGAAAGCTACATTGTACCAGAAAGTACAAGAATAAAGATGTCTGAGGCCAGAAAAGGGCCAAAGAATCACAACTATGGCAAGCAGTTGTCAGAGGAGACCAAGAAGAAAATGTAAGAAGCAAACAAGGGGAAAGTCCCTTGGAACAAAGGAAAAACATACAAATCAGAGAATATGTCAATAGTTCAGAAGGAAAAAGTTAAACTTAGAGAAAGAGATGAGAAAGGGAGATTAGTATAATGAGAAGCTATTTAATATTTCTACTAATGCTTTTGTGCCTTGGATGTCCTCCAAAGAATCCTATGCCTACTGATATGTCTCTAGACATGCCTGCTACTTGTACAGAACATAAGATGTGTGGTCAGGATGTAGATTGTCAAGAAACTGTATGCAAAGGCTCATGTATTGGGGGAGAATGTGTATGGAATGTATTCCCTGTCAAGGAGGGCAAATAATGTCTCAATTAATATTAAATGAAGAACTATTAGAAGCTCCAAAAGAGATTAGAGTAATCAAATTTGGAAAGACCAATACTAGAAAAGGCCCTTATCTATTTGATGAGGCTTCTGCTAAGCAGGTTATGGCTGTTTATCTAGAGAGGAATCTGGATTTATATTTTGATTATAATCACTTGTCAATGGATCCTGAAGATGCAGAACAGGGTAAGGCTGCTGGTTGGTATAAATTAGAAGTAAGAGAAGATGGTCTTTGGGCTGTAGATATTAAGTGGACTGATAAGGCCAAGGGTCTAATTGAGGCTAAAGAATATAGATATATTAGTCCTGTTATCATTACAGACCAGGAAACTAAGGTTATTAGATTAATTAATATAGCCTTAACCAATTTACCTGCTACAGATGATCTAATCCCCCTTATCTCTCTAGAAGAGAAGGAATTAGCTGAGAGGTACTCTGGAATTAACTTTAAACCTAATGCTGGTGTTAGAGCTGCTTGTAAGAGGGGCCTAAAATATCATGAAGAGGGCAAGTCTGGAGATGGTTTAATGCCTGCTACAGTATCATGGGCTAGAAAGCTAGCTAGTGGTGGTGCATGGAGTCCTGAGAAGGCTGTTAAGGCTAGAGCATGGTTTGAAAGACATGAATCTGATAAGTCTGGAAAGGATTGGAATAAGCCTAGTGCTGGTAAGGTAGCCTGGTTATTGTGGGGTGGTGATGCTGGAAGATCTCAAGTAAAGAAGATAGTAGCACAAATGGAAAAAGCAGATAATGCTTCTAAGAAGAACTCAGAAGAAGTAAAATTGATAGAAGGAGAACCAATGCAAGACAAAATAAAACACATTAAACATCTAGATGAGTCTATGGATTATCTAACTGCCTACTCAATGCATGTAGCTAAGTCAATGTTAATGGTTGATGATAAGGATATGGATGGAGATTCTGATAAGGATGTTGATCAGGATGGTATGAGAGAAATGTATAAGGATCATATGGATACTCTAATGGAGATGGCTGATTGTGTTAAGGCACAGAGGTTAGCTCTTGATCCATCAATGGAGACTTATGTTAAGAAAGCTGACTCTTATTACACTCTTGGCCAGATGAAAGAGAAAGAAGTAGAAGTTATTAAGGAAGTTCCTTCTCAATTAACAGAGCAAGTAGTTTCTATGACTGGCAAGACTGAATTAAATGAGCAACTTGGAGTCCTTATGGCTCTAAAAGATAATGTATCTAGGCTATCAGAGCAGAATGCTTCTCTTCTATCAGAAGTCAAAGCACTTAAAGAAAAAGCATTAGATAATGAGAGAATGTCTCTAGTTGAAGATGCAATTAAGGCTAAGAAGCTGCTTCCAGCACAAAAACAATGGGCTCTTGCTGCTCCTCTTGATCTACTTAAGAGCTATCTAGCAGTTACACCAGTTCTATTAAATACTAAAGTAGTTAAAGAGAGTGAATCAGCAGTAGCTGCAAGTGATGTTTTAAGTCCAGGGGCCAAGTATTTAGTTGATAGACTAGAACAGGATATAAAGAAATTAAATAATTCTGCTTCTAAAGATTTAGCATTGACACTAGAATAGACAACAGGAGAAAAAACAGATATGGCAACCACAACTGAAAGATCTACAATATTTAATGGTTTACCAAGTTCAACTGCAATTACTTACTTACTAAAAGCTTCTAGCACAGTTTTAGCTGGTACTCTAGGTATGCAAGTAGCTGGAAAGACATCAAAGGCTGCAACAGGTCAAGCTGGTGCAATTCTATTAGGTGTAGCTGAGCAGACTTATGCTAATACAACTGGTGCAGATGTTACTAGAACAGCCCCTATGGTATTTAAAAGAGGAAAATGTTATTTAAAGAATAGTGGTACTAGCCCTGTAGTTGCTGCTGATATTGGTGGTCCTATTCTTGTAGAAGATGAAGACACTGTAAAAACAGGTGTAGCTGGTGCTGGTGACATGGTTGTTACTGCATTAGAAATTCAGGGAACACAAGTTCTTTGCTTAGTAGGAAACTAGGCTTAGGATAAAGGACAAGGAGAAAAGAAATGGCAAATCCAGCAGGAATTATAAGTACACAAGATTTAGAAGTAGCTTTTACCAAAGTAAGTACAGCTCTAACTCAGCTACAGTTTGATTATACTACTACAGCAGAGAAGATTGCTTGGTTTAATGCTGATGCAAAGGGTAAGTTTGTTAAGTTTCCATTCAGCCCTGTAAGTAATGCACCAAAAGATTGGATTGAAGGAAAAGATAGAGATTTTAATGAAGCTCAAGCCTTTCAGGTTGAAGTAGAGAACAAGAGAATTGCCCCAGCAGATGAACTAGAGTATATGTCTACTCTAAGCTATGATACCTATGGCATCCTTTCAGGCAAGCTAGCTGCAATAGTAGCAAGAGCCAAGAAACTATATGATATTAGACTAGCTGCTAAGATTGCAGAGAATGGCTTAGCTTATGATGGTAAGGCAATGTTTGCTACTGACCACCCTGTCAATCCAGTAAATGCTGCTCTTGGAACCTATAGCAATCTTCTAGCAAACACTACTCTAGATGAAGCTGGTGTAGTTGCAGGTCTTGATAAGCTTAACCTAGTTAAGGGTTGGGATGGTGAGTTACTATGTGCTTCTGGTGCAGATACAATCATAGTTCCTAACCAGGCTCTAAAAGTAAAGGCTATGAAGCTAGCCAATGAAGAGATAATTGCCTCAGTATTTGGTAACAACACTGCTGCTGCTGGTGTAGGTAATGCTCTAAGGGGTGCATTTGATGTAATCATGTTCCCTGAACTAAATCAATATGATCCAAAAGCATGGTACATTGTTAGATCTGGCAGCCAGATTCAGAGACCATTTGTTGTATCCATTGCACAGGCCCCAGTATTCCACTACTCAGGTCTAGATCCTAATGACTACATTAGAGTTATGAAGGGTGCAGTATCTTATGGTTGGGATGCTCAGATGGGTGTTGGTTATGGTCTACCTCAGCTAGCTGTAAAGCTAATTGAGCCTTAATTAGGAATTAGAAAGGAAAAAGGAGGAAAAAATGGCAGTAGGACCTTCAGATATAGCAAATGGTTCAGTATTAGCTGGGAAATTAGGATTTGGTGCAGTTAAGCCTTATCAGGCTGTAGGCAGAGCCACAGCAGGAGCAATCACTGTAACAGGTGTAGCTGTTGGGGATAAGGTTGAAGTAGCTCTTGGTTGGGTAACATCAACAGGTGCAGTAGTTGGCCTAGATACAACCCACTTTGAAGCAACTGTAACTGTAGCTAATCAAATTCAGCAAAGCACTGGTGACTTATCAGCAAATACTTACCTATTTCTAGTCCAGCCACAAAGCTAAGCTAAATAAAAATGAAGAAGGGAGCCTAAACAGCTCCCTTTTTATTATCTATTACTCTTCCAGCCTTAAAACACCCTTCACAGTTTAATCCAGAATCAATCTTTTAGTACCTTCCCATATGATACTGAGGCCCTAAAAATGGGCCTCTCCTATAATCAGAGATTTACATTCTTCCAAGTCTTCCCAGTTCTAATCATGCTTATTGTAGGGACAGAAACATTAAATATTTCTGAGAGTTCTTTATTTGTTTTTACTGGAAGCAGCTCTTTTATCTTTTTAACTTGATCTCCAACTAAAATAGACCTCCCATTACCCTCTCCACTATTGGCATTTCCTATTTTTACCTTGGTTTTTTGCTTACATGGCTGTCTTTTATACTTTTTAGCTGAGTCAGACATTTTCTTTCTAGTTTCTTCAGACATTGGCCCCCCAGGTGTTACAGCTTTTAGATTAAACAATAATTCTTTTGGGACTAAATTAACATAATAAGACTCTTTTTCTGTAAGATCTTTATCTAGGCAATTCTCTAGTAAAGAAGCTATAAACTTCTCTTTTCCATATATATTAAAAGATCTTTGTAGGTGGGCATTTGGATGTATTTCTTTTGATAGCTCATAAAAATGCCTTTTAATTCTTTTTTTAACATTTAATGACTGACCAATATAAACTTTCTTATCAACCACATTGATAATCATATAAATTCCTGGAGTTTCTGGCAGCTTACTATTAATAATTAGTTTTGTTAAATCCATCATTAGATGATTAAATCATTAAAAAGAATCTAAGGGAAGCTTATCCTACCCACAATACTAAATTGTCTGAACTTCTCTGGTCTAAATGGTTAAAAGGAGGGGTAGAATTAGGATAATATCCTAGACCTTTGATCATAAGCTTTCCCTCTTTAATCAATTTAAGGGCTGCCTCATTAACTTCACTAGCACTTACTCCATCAATAACTATATCAGCAGCTCTGCCCTTCATATGCTGAGAGTCTTTTGCACCACCTATTGCACTATTATATTCCATAGTTCTATACCCACTTATTACCTTAACTGGTCTATTAAAAACAGCTCTTAGCTGTTCCAATTGGATGCACAAATTAGTCAATCTATCCATCCATTCAGTAGGATATGCTACCTCATTTAGTCCATGTCTAGCAGGCTGTTTAAATTCATCTAGAGAGAAGTGCTCTGTTATCTTCATTTATCAATTATACTTCAAAGTCAATTTGTATGGGCTTACATTTTACTAGCTAGTCTCCTTGAAATTATAAACCTTAGATTTCTATAATATTTAATTAGGGATTCCCAGAAAAAGATTGGGATATCTAATAATGCCCTATAGACTAATCCCATAGTAAACTAAAGGGCAGGAGAAAAAGAATGGCAGACAACCTGAACATAGGACTTAATTTCACTGGTAATTTAAGTCCAATAGACCAGATGGTTTCTAAATTTAAGAGTGCTGATAAGACTTTAGAAGATATTCTTGCTAAATCAGAGAAGATAAGCAGTAAGCCTATAACAGTACAGATACAAGAGCAGATTTTAGGCAGTAGAGCTAATGATCCACTATTAAAAAGAATTGACTTTATGCCTGATAAATCTATTAAACCACAGCAAAATATAGATATTCTAGCAAACATTAAGAAGCAGGTTGAGGATAACAAGAAGAAGACTGCTGATGATACTACTAACTTAATTGCTGGTGTTATTGGTGCTATTGCTGGAGGTGGTGGCTTACCTAGCCTTACAGCAGGTATAGGTGGTGCTTTAGGTGGTCCAATTGGTTCTGCTGTTGGTTTAGCAGCAGGTAAGATTATAAATGTATTTGCAGAAGCTGTTGAGAAAATGGGTAAGGGTCTTGTGTCATTTGCAGAACAGGTAGTAGGTGCTGCTGCTTATAGACAAGATACTATTCAAACACTAAGCAAGTTTACAGGTGGTAAGGAAGAGGCCACAAAAGAGTTTAACCTAATAACTAGGATAGCAGATAAAACCTCCTTTGGTACTAAGGAGATTAGTGATTTAACTACAAGGCTATATCTACAGAATTTTAAGAAAGAAGAGGTAGATACCTTAAGAGGCAGAGCACTAGATATTGCTACTCTACATGGAGCTAATCCAAAGGTTCTAGATGATTATGCTAATGCAATTGGAAAGATAAAGGGAAAGGGTAGGTTTACAGGAGAAGTAGAGCAGCTAGACCTAATTGAGAAGTTCTTACCTGGAGGTGCAGATGAGTTAAGAATTCAGATAGGTAAGCAACTAGGATTAAAGGGAAAAGATCAGAGTATAAAGGATCAAGTAGAGAAGTTAGTAAAGGGTAGAAAGGTAGACTCAACTACAGCAATAAATGCTATCAATGAGTTAATAGCTGGAAAGACTGGCTCTGTTGCAGGTGGATACTCTAGAGAAGCTGCTTCATTCTCAATTACAGGAGCTATCTCTAACTTTAAGGATGCATTCAGCAACTCCCTACTAAGAATTGATTGGGAGAATAGCCCTGGATTAATGTCATTTAAGAAATTCTTACTAAATGTATCAGATGCCTTTGGTACTCAAGAGTTTGGTGAGATTATAAGAAATCTAGCAGAATCTCTATTTGGCCCCTTTGAGCAGATAACAAAGAAAGATATATTAGCTTGGTTCCATAAGCTTGCTCAGGGTATTGAATCACTAACTCCTATCATCTCTAGTTTATGGGATGCTCTGAATAAGTTTATTACAGGAGAAGAGAGCTTATTTTCTTCTATGATTCATGGAGCAATGGAAGCAGGTACTGTTATTGCTAGAATAATCAAGGCTGCTATCTGGGATGCTGCTGCACCAGAATGGTTAACA